CAATAGATACATATAAAGAGCGAGACCAGTTGCTTGTGCCGTATTAGGCGTCAAAGTAGGTAAAACAGCACCAAACAACATTGCGACAGTAAAGAATAGTGCAAAAATCTTTTTCATAATTTTAACCTCCATTTATAAATTTTACCATGGTAATTATTGATTATAATGGTAAATAAAATTTAGTAAAGTTAAAAGAGTATAAATATAATTAAAAATATTAAATTTTTTCCCGCGAATGAAACTCTGCTATTTCTTGCTTAAACTGTCAAGAGAGCTAGAAATAAGGGAACGCAATATTTTCAGCTAACACATTTGCATATGCTTATTATTTGATACTCCCTACCCCTCGCTATATAAAAAAGCCACCCGATTTATCGAGTAGCCTTTTTGTTATTTATCAGTTTAACGGACAGTTGAAGATTTTCTGTATTTTTCATCTGGGTCAATTCCATTAATATAATCTTGAACAGTACATATCTTGTGCAAACGATTATCACTATCTGGTCTATCTGGCTTGATATTATGCTGTGGTATATTGGTTGTTGTTGAATAACCACACTGAGTTACCAAATAATTACCGACCATTTTTCTTATTGCTGATAACCCAAACTTTTTCCAGCCTACTATACTAACAAATGGTTCAGTATCATCATTTTTATAAGCAGAATAATTACCACTGTTGATGTCACCAACTATCCTTACTTTCTCCATAGCAACAACCCCTTTCGTACATATTATATCCTCTATTATACATGGGGTTTTGCCTTACTTTTTTAATGTTTCATATTTCCACAAAAAATATATTCTCTTTTAAAGCAACTTGTTTTCGCTCATATTTACCCTTCTATATATAGGTAGCTTTTGCATGACAAAAAAGCCTGTCCGACAAGGAATGAGTTTGACTTCAATGTATATTCCACATTCATAGAGAAATTTACCATTTGCCATGTTATACTTAAAAAAATTGGTTATATATGGAGGATGGGTTCTATATGAAAGTAAGATCAGTTGGGTTATTTACGCTTATTCTTTTAGGTGTTCTTAATTACTTTGTAGCTTCTCCATCTATAGAAGAGCCTACCGTTGGAACAGGTGCACCTCCTGAATATTTATCCATACAAGATTTAGATAATATTACGTTTAAGGATGACAACAGCAAAACAAAGACCATAAAAATACCAATCAAATCTATACCAGAATTTAATAAGATTTACTCGGAGCTAGATAATGATGAACAAAAAAAATTAGAATTAAGTGCTACCTCTGGAGTTATTTTGTCGGAAGATAGTAATCAGGCATTTTTACTATTAAATTACTCTTGTGGTACTAAACTTTGTAAAACTCTTTTAATCAAAAAAGACAAAAATGAAATTACTACACTTCCTCTACACAAGGAATCTGAGATATATGTAAAACATCAATTCTCACCTAACAAAAAAACACTAGGCTTACTATTTATTTCTGATATTCTTGATGACAATAGCTACGAGTACACTGTCTATGTTATAGATTTACCCTCGTTCAAAAAAACTAAGACAATCTCTCCTTTAAAACAAAGTCCTGACATGAGTAAGCTTTTACAAAACTAATACGGAATGGGGGCTTTTTAGCCCCCATCCTTTAAAAATATGAATAATACGATAAAATCCCATAACCAAAATCAGTAATATCGTAGTACTTGCCTAGATAATTTCCTACACCCTCTTTAATTGTGGCACGGCGCAAGTGTTGATGAGCTCGTTCAGGAATATAATCTAATATGATACTCAACCTGTCCTCGTCTGGTAGTTCACGCCCTTCGGCCTTTCGATATTTATCCTCACTCTCACGAATTTTATATTGAATCTCTCTTACATCTGGGAAATCCCACGTTTGTACAATGTGATCAAAAATAAAAGCTAGTCCTTGAGTAGTTTTAATACCAAATTTCTCACAAAACATCTCAGCGCGGTTAAAATAAGGTTGTGCAGCGTCTTGTTGATACCCTTGATTTCTTCTACTCCTTCCCATTTCTTGAAATGGCTTTTTCCACTCTTCTAAAATAGCTCCACGTGGAGAAATACTCTCAGCCCAACGTACTTGATTTGGAGCAGAATATTTAAAAATTACATCCCTCAGGATGTCTCCTTTTTCTTTCCCAAAGATACTATAAAATTCCTTATTCTCAAATTTAATGTATTTTTCCAAAATGGGTTGAAGAGTTTTCTTTCCAAAATTAAATTGAAGGATCCCGAAAGATAAGCCCATTCCATCTGCTCTACCAGCAATATTTGAATACCCATCGTGCCCTTCAAAAAATCCCGTATTATTTAATAGATGACGTTGCAAAGTACTTTCAATCCCCATAAACTACACATCCTCTTCATTGTTTTGGGTAACAAAAAAGCCCACTATACAGAGAGTGAGTTAGTCATGACCTCACCAAGGCAGTTCCCTGTGTGCTGGGCATAAAAAAACTACCCGATTTATCGAGTAGCTTGTTTTACCCTTCTACTTATAGGTGGCTTTTGCATGACAAAAAACCTGCTCCACAAGGAACAGGTTCGTCATTCACTTATTAAAATACACCATACAGGGAATGAGAGAACGTATCCCTTATGCTCATACATTGCCTTATGCCTCTTATCTCCTTGTATGCCAGGTATTAAAAAAGCTACCCGATTTATCGAGTAGCTCTATTTCGCTGGCTCCGCGTTTTCCTAAGAACTCACTATTCTTCTTTGTAAATACTGAGAGTCGACAACATTTTAATAATAAGTTTAAGGAAAACCAACGTTATTCCGATTAATGTACCTAACATTATTGAAATTGCATTAGTTATTTTAAAGAAACTTAAATATTGACATAAATATAGAATAGAATTACCCAATATATATAATCCATATAAAATAACAAAACTTATAAAATCAGACTGAATAACTTCTTTACCTTGCTTATTTAATTCCGGATATTTTATTTGAAAAACACCCACTAGAATTGCTGGAAAACTTATTGCAACAGCAAGTACCATACTCCCAAGACTTTGCATTAGCAAATTAAGTTGTTCTTGTTTAACTTGAAGCTGGTTTAAAGTTACTAGTATCCCATAAGTTAGTACGATGAAGAAAATGCATGAAAATATTATTAATTTTCCTATCCTCTTTCGTGATTCATTTTTCCATTTCTTTTTTCGACTAGGCAAGGTCTCCACTGGTGAACCGTCCTTATCTCTTATGAATAGTAGGTGGCTTTTGCCCGACAAAAATCATAGATGTCAGTATTTGTATGATAATTCTCTTAAAGATTTTAGGTCATCCCAAGTTTGATATTTTCGTCCTTGTCTTACAAGTTCATCAACATAATCAATAATATCATCTGTATTTTCAGGCTTTATTAGTAATGTCTTAAACTGTTTAATAAAATCTTTTCTATCTACTGTCAAATACTTTTCAATCCTCTTATCATAAAGATCGAGATCATGGTCTTGTTGGTGATAGTAAGTTAAATTGAGATTAATTAAGCAATCATTCAATTGATCTTTAATCTTTTCTATCAATAGATCGAAAGATCTTTGATTGTATGGTTCGGAGAGATATAAAATATTATATAGATTTACTGCCACAAACTGCCTCTCGTTAAAAACAATCCACCTAAAATGATTAAGAAAACTTTTGAATTTGCATACAAGTTGTATATCTTGTCCAATCGTAATTTGTAAAATTATCCCCCCACTATCTTGATCGGTTCCCAAAATTGTTATCTTTTGTTCTGTGAAGAAATGGGATACCTCTTGTATAATTTTCAAAATAAATTCTGGTTCATGAATGTTCGCAGCTGTATTATAACTTACATACCCACTTTCCTTTAATTCCTCCAGAGTTTTTAAGTCTCCGTGTTTTTTTAACCATAATACAATTTTACTTGTAACGACAAATTTATTATTCATATGTTCCGAGTTATATTTTCTAAACTCCTCTATAAAATTTTCTTGTTGCTGTAATCCATATTCGATGTCCCTAAAAACCTCTTCTTGATAATTACCATCAATATACGATTGGAATTGATACCTCACTTCATCACCAATATCTTGGTACGGTCTTGATAGAATATTCGGTAACAAAACGTCATATTTCTGTAATTCATCGTCCCATCTTTCTAATAGTTGTTTTATTCCAGGAAACTTTTCGTTTATATAAGTGAGTCTTTTAGCACGTTCCCCCTCTTTTCTGAGCTGGGCTTTCGTTTTTCCTGCTAGTTTATCGTCCATTAAAAACTGATCAATGCACGTGCTTCCTACATTTATTATTCTATTACTTAATGTATTTTTAATATGGTAAATTTTCTTTGTGGGTGCATTACACAATGAACAAGGAATACTATCCTTTCCTTCAATTTCTTCATATGGAACAGGACTTCCCTCCCATTCGTTTTTGCAACGAATAATGATATCCGAAATAATATTATCAACTATTCTCAGATCTTCTGCAGGAAGTTGCTCAATAATGCTCATCTCTATTGCGCGGGTATTGCTTTGATGTTCCTCTACCAATTGGTATATATTTGGAAATTCCTCTTTAACATACTCACTGTAAAAGAAGAGTGAGCGTACTTCATAATCTTTAAGCTTTTGCCGTCCAAACGTTCCATCTATTTCAATCATGATTACACACCTCTTTCCCTATATATTCCAAAAATTCGACATAAAGCATCATTTATCCTCTGATTGATTTACCCAGCTAAAAATAAACTATTCATTATCCTTTTAGAAACTTTTAATTGGGATCGTTTTATGTAAGTCTCAACACTACTAACGGTAATATTAAGCATTTGAGCAATCTGTGAATGAGAGAAACCTTCACCATGTGCTAACAAATAGCATTCTCTTTCACGTACACTCAATACACATAGTGCATCCTCTATTTGCAAAGATTCCCATTCAGATATGTTAGCTGGACTGCCTGCTGTTCCTCTAAAAACAAAAGCCTGCATTCTGATAGGATCTACTAATTTTTCTCTTTGATATGCTGCTCTTCTCTCAATCCCACGTTTACTCTCTGGTCTACGTCCTGTTTCCAGCCATTCAATTACATACTCTACATCGCTAATCATTTCAGAGAGGTAGCGTCTTTCTGAATCATCAAGAACTGCCTCTAGACCTCTTTTCTCCACTGAAATTGCTCTTAGATCAGCGTATGCTTTTTTCAATTTCTTTCTTGTCTCTTTGTACTCTTTTAAAAGTTCCTGCATTGTGTTCATCAATCATTCCCCCTCACCATCTGCTCATGGTATAATAGTTTTACCGAACGTATATTCCATGGCTTCCGATGAGGGAGCTTTTTTGTTTTTATTCTACTTCCTCCATCTTCTCAGTTGCCAAACCAACCTCGTACATTATCGTCCCTTCCGTGCCTTCTATTACCCAATCGTCGCAATAGTGATCATGCGCTGTCATTACTACTCCTAGTTGGCTATATGCGCCATCTATGAACGCATCTTTCCAGCATCCACCGCCAATTAACCAATGACTGCAAGTCCAACAGTTTTTCTCTTGATCAATCTCTCTGTTCATTGGCTGCCTCCTTTTCTAATCAATCCTTTGAAAAGTTAATGCTTCCCATCCAAGATCATTTAGCGTTTTTGCCATTACGTTAACAGCCTTTGCGCGCTTATCTCCTTGACCACCACAAGTAGGTGTGATGAAGTAACCCTTCTTAATCCACTCTCTTTTCCCCAGGCAGTACAATCCTGCCCTTTCGATTGCGTCCAATACTGATACTTCACGGGCTCTTGGGATTATCAAAAATACAGAATCTAGGTTTGCACTACCTCCATCAGTGACTTGGGCAACAGTTTGGCAAGCGATTTCGTTCGCTTCTTTCAAATCTTTGAATAATTTATCGTAATTGGTTGCCATTCCGCATCCTCCCTTATCACATCGTGTGTTGTGTTAAAACTCCCCTGCGTCATATATCCTATTTCCGTCGTTATCCGCAAATGGCTCAACCATTTCAAAATCAATGTCAGTTTTAAATTTCGGTCTGAAATCATCGGTTCCATCCGCAAAAATTTCTACACTTCTGCTCGAACCAATGTCCCCTAAGTATTCCATGTACTTCAACATGGACATGAAATGCGGTATCCATCGTTCTTTCATTTCAACTTCTATTGTGAACTTCTTCATTCGCTACCTCCCCATTTACAAATCGTGTGTTTTGTTTAAATTTTTTCGTAACCATCGTTTAGAAGTTCCACCGAAGTCATCGTGTAAATCTGTTTAGTAGGATCATTCGCATGCTCATAGTGTAAAAAGCCACTCAAATCTTCATAGTGAACAAAAATCAAATCCTTGGTGCCTTTTTTCTCAAAAATACAGTTGTACTTTCTTTTAATCCTCATCAAATTCCCTCAATTACCGTAGTGTTCAGCAACCACTTCCATAGCAGCTTTGCATATAGCTTTTTCCCTAGTTTTTCCTGCGCCATCAAACATTTTTGGATAAATAAAATTCACGTCTACAAGCTTAAATATTGCAACCCATCCGTTCTCAACACCCACAAGCTCAAATATATAAAAATGGCTTAGTAGCCTATCTACCACTTGAAAGGCATCAGCTATGTTTTCAAGTGGGTTCCAAAGACTAGAATTAAACAAATTACCATTGTCGCCAAACCAAAAGTCTGTTTCTTGATACCTTTTCCACCCCATGACTTTAGTTGCAAGAGTGAGGATTATTTGTTGGTCGGTCATTGTGCTTCCTCCCTAACTATTTTGTTAAGTTGATTTCAAATATCCTAATTCAATTGCATATTTTTGTATGGCTTCCATATCTTCTTCTGGATAGCCCCAATGCGGACAATACAGACCGCCATAACCATTGTTGTGGTTAGCATCATCATCGCCATTAATAAAATCTTTAAAGTCATTGACTAACCCCCACAATGTACCGCCATGAGAAAATCCTCTATCGTTGTACATTTGTGCTTTTACCATCTTGATAGGAATTCCTGTGTATTCGTCTATAAACCACAAAGTACGTTCGCCTTGAACAAAGTAAGCCGTACGTTCCTTATCCTTGGAATAAAAGAATCCACGTCCTCTATGTGATATTTCCTTGATGATCCTATTTACTATCTCAATGCGCTGCTGCTTGTTTAGTTTCAGCACCGTTGATTCCTCCCTAACTATTGTGATAAGACGCCTTAGTCGTATGCCTTTATGAGATTTCCGTCCTTGTCAAAATACTTCGTGCGCCACCAAGGATGAACGTTCTCCGAATGCTTTTTTCCATCAAACCGTACGTTAATGTTTCCACTCCGATTACCAGACGTTACGGTACCCATCTGCCCATCAACTTCCACCCGCATTCCTCGCTTGATAAAGGGCATGTTCCTTCGCTCCTTTACATACGACAACGGTATTGCCATGCATGACCACTCTCCTTATCTCCCTACACAATGTGTTATTTCCTTAACAAACCAATTCAAGTTGACCCGATCTGTTAATATTAATTTCTATTTGCCCGTGGTTTTCTGTCAGCAGCACTTCAAAAATTGCTTCTAACACATCAACTACAATGCTATTTCCAGCTAGAGCATAAAGAGTTGCATTACGCTTCCCTTTCTTACTTGGAAATTCTTTTAACATAAGCTCATAATCTTCATCATCAAAACCTAGTAATCGCCAACACTCACGCTCTGTTAAATAACGATATTGCGGTTTGTTTAGTCGAATAATTCCAGCGTTTGGGCATCTATCTTGCCGTTCGGTTATGGTGTAACAATAATCATTAATAACGTCTAATTGTCGTTTATAGCTTCCTAATGGTTTAGGATTAAATTCTTTAATTTTACTTAACATCGATGGAATATTTATTAGGTATTGCGACGGAATTTCATCGTCTGGTCCATACTCCAAAAACTCTTTTATTTTCCTCGTTGGCTTGAATTTTAACTTACTAAAATCGAATGCTATATTTCCTAATAACGAGATGCAAAACACTCTTTCTCTCGCATGTGGAATACCGAAATTTCTAGCATCTAATACATCAAAGGAGTTTGTATAACCTAACATTTTCATTTCTTGAAGATAATAATTAAAAACTGGCACTACATTACGATCAAGTACACCTTTCACGTTCTCCCAAATAACAACTTTCGGTCGCCATTCACCCATTTCTTTGATTATCCGCAACGTTTCAAGCATTAATTGTGAACGTGAATCTTCAGCAGTTCCTTTGCGTTTTTTATTTGCTCTACTGTTATCTTGACAAGGTGACCCATGAACTAGAATGTCAGGCTTTAAATTCCATCCTTTAACATCTTGTGGTTTGTGTAGGTGGTCATAAAGAGCGTTATATGCCTTTACTCTGTTCGCTTGCCATTCCACGTAGTCGATAGCTTTATGGTCTATCCCGAGGTTTATAAGGGCTTTCCTCGGTGCTCCGATACCTCCAAACAATTCAAGTATTTTTATCACTGTGTTCACCTCTCGCTACTAACCATCGTCATTTGTTTTCTTTTTTTGTTCCGAATGATAGAGATATGCTCTATCAAAAGGAGTGATATATCATGCAAAAATCGTTTTATTATGTGGTGCCGTGTAGTCGATCTGCTAGGCTAATTCGAAAGTTTCGACGACACGGCATTCATTTTGATGTAGAACCTATCCGAAACAGTGACAATGTTCGGTTTGCGTTTCCTGATCTACCTGTACGGCAGTATCATATCGTATATTTGGTGTTTGGAAGGGCTGGTGAAGCTTATCCATTGTCTGGAGAGTAATTCTTGCTCTCCGCCCACTCTCGCAACGCCTGAGCATCGTCAATCTCTATCCATGTAAAGCCGTAGCTCATCAATATCCGCTCTCCTGACGTTGAATGTTGATTTGCCGTTTCTTATTGTAAGCCTCCGTAATATCATTCCCGGTGAATCCGAGCATGTAGATTAGTGCTATAAAGTCTGAAATGGCATCGAAGAAATCCCAGCTATCCATGTTTGTTGATATCTTGTCAAAGATGCTGTTAAACTGAACAGTGACATTAGTTCTTCCTTGAACTCTCTGAACGTTACAATCCCGTTTCTCCGGTATCCCTAGATATATCCCCACGGATAAGAAGAAATGAAGGGTATCGGCTGCTTCTTCAAGTGCTTTTTCTCTATTCATAGGTTTGTCAGACCAGTGCTTAAAACACCTTACTTCATTGGCGAACTCGGCTAGTTCAACTCTTAAAGCAAGGATTGTGTTATCCCATAGGTCTTGATCTTCCAATCCTTTTTTCTTGATGATGTAATCATTTAGTAGGCGCTGCCTTTCGAAAAGTGGCTTTAGATCAATATTGTTCTCCTTAAATGGTTTAAAATCAGTATCATTTAACATCCGTATCCATCTCCTCACGAATGACTTGTTTCTGCCAATCTAGTTGCTCTTTGTTCAACACTTCTTTAACCATTTGATTGTCCTGTGTATCCATTGAGGCCCACTCCTCTTGATTTATTGGCTAGCTAACATGTCCGAACACGCCACCTTTACGGTTTCCGATCTCTCCATGTTCGTTTTGATCCATAATGAGTATTGCTACCTCGTTGACATGTCTTTTTACCGTTTTAGCGATATCGACAATAGATTCTCCTTTTCTCCATAACTGCCGTACCCTATCTATTTCACTTTCCAACCAGATGAAGTCGTACTCTTCGCAAGCAATGTATAATGGACGGCCTTTGAATTTACCTTCACCAGCTAATTTGTTAGCTTTTTTCGCTGAGATGTATCCCATTTATGCCACTCCCATCATCCGATCTACGAATACTAGGTAATCCAATGAGGCCCTTTGAGATCTCTGAACTAGATAAGCGTAAATTTCGAACTCATCATAAGGTATGCTTTTACGGCCTCCTAGACGGGCGTTAAGCACGTACATTTGAATGAATGAGTATGGAACAAAGTAAACCTCCCTCTTACTTGCAAACTCGATTAGAAAGAAGCACAGGGCGCCATTTAATTCTGTCTTTCCCAAATGTTCTAACTGGTGATCACCGATGTTTGCCAGCGAAAAGCTTGTATGACTCTTAGTAGACTTTGCCTCAAAATAGATGGCTCTACCTTTGTATACTCCGTAATAATCGACTGTAGATTTTGATTCATAAACGGCTTTCTTGATGTTAGTTCCTTCTGTTTTTAAGACTTTTACAGGAGTGGGGAGTTTTTTAATTACTGCAATATCGTTTCGTTCGTATTGTTTATTTGCTAGCTCTAGCATTTGCTCAAATGCCATTCCTCTATTTGCATAGCTTGTGTTCACTCTCATGCTCTCCCTCCGTTTGCTCACTCTTGATTTAACAGATGTGGATGCTCGTGGATATTGCCGATAACTATTGAGTCTGGCATCCAAAAATAACTACGGTCACATTCAATCAAGTCAGACATCCAGACGTATCCGTCTTCTAATTCATCAGAGACAAGCATGAAGCCACTGCCCTCGTATTTAACATAGCATCGTAATAATCGTTCTTTATGAGTAATTTCAACGATGTCCCCGTTATAAACTTCATTACCTTCCTCATCATCGTGAACTTCGGTGTATTGCCCTATAGACTCAGGTTCAACTTCTATAGCGATATCTTCTACTTCATCAAAACTGCTATACTCTCCAATGCTAGGATCAACAATATAGCAAATCGGTTGCTCAGTTTTTGTGTCATAGAATAGATTGTTTATCAACGAACCGTAGACCATTTTCCCAGTTTCAATAGATTTACCTCGAAACTTTATCTCTCGCATCTAATGCCTCCCATCTAGCTTGAACCTCTGCCAAGGCTTTCCGATAATCTTTTAGACTGCCCTCTAGGATTCTTTTGGAGTAGTCATACTGCACGTTTTTGATATCCTCTTCTAGCTCATGGATGTAATTTTTAAAGTAGGTAATTTGTAGAGCTAATACTGCTTTCTGGCTGTTCATTTCTACGCTCCTTTGAATCCATCGAACATGTTCATTTGACCATTCGCCTCTTCAATTTCCCGAAGCAACTTGCCGCGCGGTGTCCATCTTTGTAAAAACTCTTTCGCCTTTTCAAAATCTTTGGTTGCAGTGTTCCGGTAAGAGTTAACTGCAAAATATTCCTGGTACTCATTCCATGCTGCCTTAAATACTTTGAACACGATTTGTTTATATGCTGGACTTTGTTTACCACCGATAATCTCCATTACTCTGCGTTTGCAAAGCGAGTTTAAAACTTGTTGTTGACTGTAATCTACTGTCTTGGTTTGCTCAAGATTGAACAATCTATTTTCGATTTCTACCGTCCGTTTATCAATCATCACAATGGCTTGAAGCTCTTTACTCATGCCAGCCAAAGGATTATTTAATTGCTCCTTCATCAGCTTGAACTGCTCCAAGAACTTCACTTTCATTTTCATTGCTTCTGGAGTTACATAACTCATTGCCACTAGAGCAAAAGCATCCTCGGTAAGGTCATATTTTGGATACCATTGTTTGTTTTGTTGGTGCTGGTACTGGGTATGCGCAAAGTTGCGTAGACCCCATTCACTTTCTCCTGCTTGGTCTAATTTCTCGATCTGAACGTCAATGTCTCTAAGTACATCAGCATGACGCTTCTCGAATACCTCAGCGATTGTCAGACTATCAGTAACTACCTGGTTGTTTTGAATAAATACTAATTGATTCATGCTTGCTTCCCCCTCTTAGTTCATTTCTTGTCTTAGTTTTTCAAATCGTTCTACAGCCTGTTCTTTTCTGTAGCTGGTTGCCTTATTTTGTACTGGAATCGTGGTTTCCAAGATTCGATCATAAATTCGGCTACCTAGTTTTTCATCTAGCTCTGATAGCTTCAAATTCGACGTGTAGAAGGTTGGTAATTGCTTGCGGTATCTTCCGTCAATTACTCTGAATAGAGCGTCACTCACCCAATCAGTGACCTTCTCTGCACCTATGTCATCAAGGATTAGTAAATCGCAAGTAAGGAGCGCCTTCATGATCTGCTGTTCTGACTCGTCATTGTTCTTGTTGAACGTCTGCCTGATTCTCTGAAGTAACTCCGGTACACTTTGGAACACAACAACTTTCCCATTTGTCTTTAAGCAATTAGCTACTGCGGCAGCTAGCTTGCTCTTGCCGTTCCCGTAAGTCCCCCAAAGTAGCAGACTCAACGGCCCATACTCATCAAAAGCGAACGCGTACTTCTTGGCTTGCTTCAACGCCATTTCTGCACCTTCACGCGGTATGAATGTTTCGAACGAAGACTCTTCAAACCGTTTACCAAGTGATGAGATTGAGAATAGCTTTTCTGTATCACGGCGCTGTTGATGTTCAGTGAACCTTTTCATATCCTCTGCTTCTGCATCTGCCTCACATTTGCAAACTGGTTGAACCAATTTCCTTTTACCAAGGATTTCAACCTCAATCTTTTCGACCACTCGATTACAATGCTTGCAAACATGATCTTCCTCAGAGGGAAAGCGCATCGAGTTCATCTGCACGACGTTGTTTATCACTTGTTCCACTGGATTCATTTCGATCACCCCAAGTCTTGTAAGGTCGTTGTCTATGTTTCTGATTTTGGAGCCTCATCATTCCTTGTCTTGCTTCAGGCTCGCTTGTGTTGCGAATGATACCGAATGCATACTCAGCAGGCTTATGACCGTAGTCCACGATGTATGTAGATATCGCATAGGTTACGATCGCCTGATTTGCTTCTGCTGATTGTTTTGCATTAGCAGCCTGTTTAGCTAACCTACCCCATAATCCTTCAAGAACGCTGTTTGCTATCTTTCCTGATTTTCTTTGAAGTCTCACCAGATCGAAGTATTCAACAAACAAACGATTAGGTAATTCAATCCGGTTGATGAGCTGTTGCGAGTCAACAAAGGAGATAATGTTCTCACGACTCCGACAAGATTCTTTTATATGTTTTACTTGTTGTTTATCTTGTTGTTTAACTGATGTTCTATTAGCGTTGTTCGGTGCGCTGTTCGGTGCGTTGCTACCTGCGTTGTTCGGTGCGTTGTTCGCGTCTTCTTGATCGCTTGGAACGCTTGGTACAACTTCATTTTCAGGTTCGTTAGGTGCGTTATCAGGTGCGTTAGCACTTGCGTTGTTCGGTGCGTTGTTCGGTGCGTTGATTTTTGAGTAGTTTTCTAACTGTTGAAACCCGTCATAATTCACAATTGTGACCAGTGAAGCTTTGTTGCCTTTGTACTTTATCTGCACCATATTGATTAGGCGGCTCTTCGATAATCTGTCTAGCGAAGTCCTGATTTGCTGGTAAGTCCATCCCATTACTTCGGGTAATTTCCTAACCGAGACAATCATTTGTCCTCTCTGGCACTCACTAGATGCCTTATAATTCGCACCCTTCATCAGGTAGTTATAAAGCACCTCATCTATAAAATGTTCAAAGGTTATACGGGGAATGACCACGAAGCCCGCCCCGTATTTATCTGTTGTGTCCATCCTTCGCGCTCCCCTCTTGTTACGATGCTCCTCGATACAATGGAAGCAGCACCTTTTCTCTGTAATCCCGAAACGCTTGACGCCCTTCTTTTGTGTGGTGAGCCTTCCGATGGCACGTACCTGTTTGAGTAGATGGCCCGCAAGCTAAGGCAAGGTTATGAGCCTCTCCAGTGCCTCCCTCGCTTCTAAAAATGATGTGGTGTGCTTGTAACCATGTAGTCTTGCCGCATAGCACACAACGCCCGTTATCTCGCTTCATTACTTCTTTGTAGACAGCCGGGGAAATTCTTCCCCAGGCTACACGCTTTTTCGTTCTACGCTTGAAATCAGGCTTTGGTACGGCTCTTACTTCATCAAACAATCCCATGTGATCAACCCCATTCTTATGCTGATTCTTCTTGTATATCTGGTTTGGTTTCTCCCTCTACCTCTATCACTTTGTAATCTGCATCAAAGATATTGTCTGATTCAATTCCGTTATCCCTACGCGGTTTCAACACTGCTTCATCAAGAGCTAATTTTTCTTGTACTTCAATACTGATAGGCATGTATTTTGCCATTTCTTTAATGCATGTTTTCTTGGCCATAGCATCAAAGTGATATACCCACGTCCCCACAAGCTTATCGTTTTTCTTTGACTTCGAATGTTTCAGAGCATGTAACTTACATTGCTCTGCTGTGAGGGTCATAAAATCAAATGCGCCGTCCTTTAACCTGTAAGCTGAATAATATCTGACTGCTTTTCCTTCATCTTTAGGATTCCGTTCTTTGATACGGGAGATTGCTTGAGCCATCATGATATCTAAGAAGTCATCTTTATTAGGTTGAAAATTTTCTAGTAGGTGCAACATGTCAAACGGGACATGAACTAACCTCTTATCTTCACCTTTTAGGTAGATAAACAAATCATTTTCGTAGACTGTTTCTGCATAGATTTTTGATACATCGCCTGTACGTCGAATCAAGTCGATCTGCCCTTTATACCCAATTTGAAATTGACATTCCCATATTCCAGTTTCTTTATCCTTAAATGGGACAAGGTATGCATGTCCCATTAAATTAGGTTCAAGTCCAAGTGTTGCGCAATTCATTACAGCACCTACTATTGAAGCTGGCGTGCAATCAGCTAGCTTTGGAGTACGACTGATTGCTGTTAGCGTTATCCTCGCAAGCCTCTCTGGTGTCATATGCTTTGGAACGATTGATTTAATAGCTTGGAAGTTATCTGCAAGCTCCTTTTTGATTGTCATATTGAAGTTCTCGGCTTTGGTTTGCGTTCTAGCAGCAAGTTGTTTTGAGATATTAGATTGATCTACTTTTTTATCCGTTGTCATTCTTATTCGTCTCCTCCGATAACCCTGAATGTTCTACTTCTCTTTCCGGTTTTCCAAGAGAACTTTAACTCACCTTGAAAGTAAGCTAACTCATGATTTTTCATGTATCCTTTAATCTGGTTCACGGCTGTTTCTTCACGTTTCATTGCATCCTTCTTTTCGGCCCTTGCTTGATAAAGCATCTGTATACTGTCATAGGCTTCTTCTGGTAGTTCAATGATGGATTGGGAGATAGATTCGGGATATTGGTCACTCAGATATTCAGTGTCTTGTTGAGAGAATGCTGGAGGTACTTTTGCTTTTATATGATTATTCCAGAACTCGCGTTCCACCGTAATTAGGTTTTTGATTAACTCATCATCTCGTTCGATGACTCGCCATTGAAAATCCCAACCACCTATAAGTACTGCTATAAACCATCTATCTGCTCCTGTAACAGCCATATAGTGATTGCACTGAAGGATATATTCTGTAGGAGCTTGTGTTCCTGCCCAATCATTCCGACAATACTCAGCCGTGTTCTTGCATTCTAATCCTGCGTTTTGACCTGGTAGCCATCGGTCAATATTAGCTAGCATAAAATCATGTTCCGGATGCTGAAATATTGCATTTTGCCGCCATACTTTATATCCTGTATCTTCTGCAAACCATTCAGCTATAAGTGGTTCTAACATACGTCCTGCTTTCATTTTGGGATTGTCTTCTACTGGAGGAGCTTGACCTAATTTTTCAAGGTAAACAGCCATCGGTGATCTATAACGGCTCATCTGGCAAATAGCTGCTACATCAGAACCGCCGATACCTAAACGCCGATATTCAAGCCATTCCTCATATCCCATATTCTTTGTATCAACTAAGCGTTGGGCTAGCATTCTTTCACCCCTTCTCGCCAAGTCCTATATATTCAGCAAGCACTTTATTACTGATAATTTGAACTGGCTTCCAATTTGGGAAATTCCGTTGCATGTATGCAATTGCAAACCGTTTTAATGTTTGTTCATCATTTAAAGCTCTATATAGCTCAGGTAGTGGAAAAGTGTGCTTCATTACCCTAGTTCACTTAGAAGTTGCTCTGTAAGCTCTTTAACTGCTTGTCTATTTTCTTGCATAGAACGATCTGCAAGTGTGTCTCTTAGGTACAACATTTCCTCAATATGGCTATCTAAATGTCTGAATAAGTTATCTGCTTGCTTATCGAACGCCGTATTTCCACGTCTTATATAACGTTGTCTTGTTGGTTCAGTACGTTCCACATACTGCGGAAAATCAAGCAATGTTGGCATGATGTTTTCCCTCCCGCACTAAGGCTGCTACATAGTCTTCGCGGCGCCATAACTCTTCCCGTAAACTACTTCTTGTTGATTCCATTTCAGCAAGCTCTCTGCCGATCTTGTTTAATTTTTCTTCTAAAGCTCGCATTTCTTCATCCATTGATATAATTTCTGTATTTAAGCGCTCGATAGTACGATTTTGTTCGTTTAGCTCCTTTTGAACGGTTCTAATATTTCGTTCCATGCTTGTCCAACCTCCGATTATTTGGTATTGTAGAGGTACAAATTTTTGCTAGGTTCTTTAAGCCGTCTGTTGGTCGCAGGCGGTTTTTTCATGTTCTCTTATCGTTTTTTCGATCTCACGAGTGATCTGCCTATAAATTTCGTAAGCAATGTTGTCTCCATCTGTTTTGGCAATGACCATCATTCTTTGATAGAACAAGAGCTTTCTTTCAGCAGTCTCGATGCTCACACTTTCACCTCCCTTTCAGGATTCTTTCTATTTGTTCAGCTTGTCTTGCTAACTTAATGTTTAAAACCTTTTCTGCTATGATTTGCTTCTTTTTAGCGTCAATAGGATCACCATTCTGGAGGCTTATCGTAGATTGATCGAGCATCCCATTTACAATGTGATATAGCTCCTCTTCATCCAAACCATCCAGCATTTCTTTCACCTTTTCACCTCCTTTACACCATTACTGATAGCACATTTTGCATAATGGACATCCCATCCATTCCACAGAAGAACGCTACAGCCACCTCCTTCGCTCCTGTGGCTTCTATCCACGCTAGTCCCGTTTGGAAATCCAACGTTTTCTTATCTGTCTCCAGCTTGCTTATGCAACTTCTTGAACGATTGAGCTTTTCGGCTAATTGTTCTTGGCTTAACCCTGCTCTTTCTCTGCAAGCGTGCAGTATCGCTCCGAACTTCTTCACTTTTCTCTCTCCTTCTCTAAACTTGTTCCAATTTGTTCCAAATAAGAACAGCCGAATTTGATAAATAGTTTTACAATTAAGTTGTGTTCATCTTTCATGCTTTCCCTCGGGCTGCTCACCTGGGGGAATTTTTGTAAGCTTGTCCACCATGCCCATACTGGGCATTTAAGCTGTAGTTGCATTTTTTTGTTGCTCTCTTTCGTGAATATAAATATTCGCTTCGGCTAAAGCTCTACGATAGTTCTTCACTTCTGGCAGATCGGCATTATCGTCATACCACTTGTCTCTTTCATCTGGTGTCATAAACGGAAGTGCAGACCTGATTTTTATTGTCGTTAAACCAAGTTTTTTTACATATAAAGGCCGATCTTCTCTTTTTGCTAAGAAGCTTGCTTTGGATATGAGGTCTACAAAGTCCATTTCTAAAGCGCTGGCTAACTTTCTAAATGCTTCAGGTTCAATCAGGAATCTTTCTTCTTCCTCCATCTCTGTGATGTAATCAACGCTTACTTCTGAGATGTTAGATAGTTCATCAACCGTCATCTTTTTTGACTCACGTAGTACTTTGAACCATGGACCGAATTTTTCCATTCTCCCATCACCTCTTGACCTATTTATATGTGGTGATGTTAATGGGACAACCCTAGATGATATTGACATTTGGTTTCTCCTTTCAGTACATTAAATTCCCTCTTTCTGGTAAAATGAAGTTGTCCGACTACATTAACCATTAAAGGAGGTGATTTAGATGGCTAAACCTGAAGAAATATCTCGTGATATTGTTATTGCTGCTCTTAATGCAGGTTACATTCGGTTACATAAATCTACAGATTTACACGAAGATAATGAAAAAAGAGCAGAAGAAATTTCAAAGTTTTATAAAACAATCCTTCAAACTGTCAAAGAGGGAAGTGAAAGGTCAGTTAGCTTTTAATTGCCTTAACTAAACCTGAAATACTTTGTATTACGCTCGGAAGGATTTCTCTCTGTTCTTCCGAGCATGTACCTGTAACTCGCTCGTTGACCCATCCGCATAAAATAACAACAGTTTTTTCTACTTCTTGTTGAGTTGTAATTGACATTCTTATCACTCCTATGCTGATTGTTTCCTGCTCATTTTTCGAGCGTTATCATTAAAAAAAATATATTCAATTGGTTTTTTTAATACTTTTGAAATACGATAAGCCACTGGTAGAGATGGTAATGCATACCCTCGTTCAATATTAGATAGCATTGCTCTTGATAAATCGGCTTTTTTAGCTAATTCATCTTGGGTCAAATTTAATCCTAAGCGTGTTCTGATTAAATTTTCTAAAGGTATAAGCTTTTTCATGTTCAACCTCCTTTAGCTCGTTTAATGAACGTTACAAACTTAGTATACGTTCAAAATATGAGCGTGTCAATACTAAATGTTCAATTATTGAACGTTTATTAAATGAACATTTTTGTGTATAATCAAGGCAAGAAACGAGCGTGATATCTATGATTTTTAAAAAACGTCTAAAAGAATTAAGAGCAGAAAAGATGATAACACAAGAGGAATTAGCTAAAGCCCTAGATATACCCGAATCAACAATCAGAAGACTAGAATCATCAGATAGTCTGCCAAGACATGAAAGATTAGAGAAAATAGCTGATTTCTTTAATGTTTCTGTAGACTACTTGTTAGGAAGAGATAATGACAAAACCAATACAGATTCAACTGATCCGTTTGCCTCTGTAATGAATGATCCTGCTCTTTCTGAAGAAGACAAAAATATTTTAAATCTAATCCGTAACCTACCTCCAAATAAAAAGCACCTTGTAAAAGAACTTTTGGAAGCCTTCAAATCGGAGATAGATAACTAGTAAGCCATCCCGTTCAAGAATATAGGATGGCTTTTAATTTTTTTTTATACGTTTTGGCTAACTTCTTTTCATTTGTTAGAATAATCATAATTAGTGCAACGTCACTTGATACAAAGGTCAACTTATCATCTCTTGTTTTAGTCATATAACATACCCCCACAAAATATTAAACGGGACTATCTTTCATTAAATTCGAGACTCATTTAAACAATTTTATATATTACCTTTTAGGAAAATGAGTTATATAATTTAATCTAAGTAAAATTTTAACATGTAAAATGTAGTAAATTCACTTTTTTTCATACGTACGAAAAATTGTTGACAAATCAAAAAAATCATTTTTTTATAACAAAAAAAGAGCCTTACGGCTCTCTTGATCTTTATTTTTTATTCTTAAGAATTTCTGTTACCTTATTAATATAAGTCCGTGAGACAGTTGAATACACTTGGTTCTCTTTAATGTTGTATGGAGGATTAAAAAATACATATTGATTTTTTTGTGCTTCAATTTTATTCATATTTACGATATTTCCTCTGTCAATCCATTCAAATCCCTCAGGCTTTAAAAACAAGCTCCAATCATCTAGTACGTGGAATTCACGATACTGATTGTTTCCTTCTGCGATTATAATATTTCCGTCCCTAGCAAACTTCACAAGTAAAACATCTTTTGTATCTAAATAAACGATACAATTATTTTTTCTGTCAACAACAGGGAAACTAGGCATTGATTTCAACCTTTATTTTTAAGTAATTCTTTTGGAGGCTTTGGTTGATGTACCATAAAAGCTGATGCAGTGCTAACGAAAAAGTTTGCCATCGAAGTCAGAATTACCGAAACAGAACGAGCTAGTCTTGTCCTCATGTCATTCACCTTCCTCTGTTAATCAATGTAATGGATTGTATAAAAAACGCTTTTGATAAAATGGGAGAAAGAAATATAAAGTTACTTAATACAATAATAACAGATAAAATTTTTAACTGTGAATATTTTTCCTTCGGTATTCTTGAGTGCCCCTCTATGTTGCTAGGAGCATACAATACAATTAATAAAAGACATAAAACTAATAAAACATAATTCATGTCTAAGGAAATGGGTATATGAGGCAGAATAACAGCGAATAAAGTTGAAGTAAGCATGCATAATTTTGCTGATTTAAAATGAAATCCACCTGATACAATTCTTAAAAGCGAAAACGATAATATAGTTATCCCTGTTTCTACAAGCTTTCCTGTTAAATGCCCAATTAGAAAAGAGACAATGATAACAATAGAAGTGTTTAGGATAATGATTAGTGCAAATTTCATCACTTCTTCGCTTACTTTATCATCTTTACTCGCGATTTTTATATTTTTAGCTAGTTTCTCAGCTAAAGAATCTATCATTTTTGATATCCCTTTCTTTTGATAAATAGATTAATACCCCTAATATAGCTAAAAAGACCAATGATATGAGAACAAATTTCCCTCTAGCAAATATCCAATAATTAAAGAAGCCGAATAGTATAACACTAAGGCAAACTGTTATTAATAACGCCAAATTATATCCTTGGAATTTAACTCGCACAAAGCCAGTCGGTATAAATCCAAATCCCAAATTCATTCTGCGCAATCCAAAACTAACTAATAAAGTTGGAATTATAGTTGTTATCTGTAGCAGATAACCAGCTTCGGAATTTAATGCAATCTCATCTAAAGAAATTACAATAAAATTACTCAGCATTATAAATGTCATATATTGAAATATCCCATACATCAGATAGGATGTTACCACCATTATAGAAGAATAAAAAATAGGTATTCGGCATACTACCCAAAACAAAATAACTAACGCTAGTAAAAGAATAAATGGAGCAAAATCATTTATTTTTAAAAATGCCCTCAAATAATGTGAAAAGAATGTCATAATAAAACTTAGCACTACCATTTCAACTAGATATTCTTTCAATTCAAATCTGAATAAAGCAAACATCAGAGTAAATATCGCCAGATACTCAAATAAAGAAAATAAATAAAAAAGAACTATGTCAATCATATTTCCCTCTACGCCCCCTTCTGATATTTAGTGAAAAACTACTATGATTGTAACAGTCCTCGGTATTTAATATCATCTATTTTCTTTCTTGTTTTTTACAGTCAGTTATAAAAATTAGCCAAATTTTAGCCTTAGAAGGTAATATTATTTTAATCAAATTTATTTATAATTACCTACAATATGGTATTATAAGAATATAAGTGTGTATATAATAAAAAGACCGCAGGTGCTGGTAACACCTACGGTCATACAATAGACTGCCCTTTCAAAGGGGCGGCTCGTTTTCTGGGTGAAGTAGATCATTGAGTTGTTGGGCTCAAGGGTGATCTACTTCTTTTTATGGAAGGACAGTACGGCAACAATTAATAACCCAAATGTGAGCATTAAAGATATTGCTTCATATACCGTCATAGCTTCACCCCTTTCCGTTTGGAATAGGAGTGAGCCGACCACCCTTGAGAGAGCCGAGTCTATGTACATGGCTATTGTAACATGAAAAATTTTACTATTCTCTACTTTTCTACAACCATGTGTATAATAGACGGAGAGGTGATTTGATGACCAGACCTACAAACCTTGACGTAATTATTCATCTACGGAAAAGCCGAAAAGATATCGAAGAGGAAAAAAAGTCTCTTGAAACTGGTGTACCTTTTGATACTCTCGATAAGCACAAACGTGAACTCATGGAGCTTGCAAGAAGAGAGCAGCATAATGTTATTAAAATCTTTGAGGAAATTGTATCAGGTGAATTTCTATCTGAAAGACCAGAAGCACAGGAAATGCTGCGTAACGTTGAAGATGGGGAATGCGATGCTGTAATCATAATGGACTTAGATCGTCTTGGGCGTGGCGATATGATTGATGCAGGAACCATCTTTCGGGCCTTTAAATACTCTGAAACACTCATTATCACCCCTACCGAGGTCATAGACTGTAACGCTGAAGGCGCTGAACTTTTATTTGGCGTGAAGTCAATTATCGCTCGCGAAGAGTTAAAACAGATCAATAAGCGTCTGCAAGGTGGTCGCAGACGTGCAGTAAAAGACGGTAGACATATCGCAAAAAACCCTCCATATGGCTATTTAAGAGACGAAAACCTTAAGCTCTATCCTCATCCTGAAGAAGCTCCAGTTGTGAAGAAAATATTCGAACTAATCGCTGAAGGATCTGGACGTTATAAAATAATGGATTATCTTATGCGATCCGGATATAAAGCTCCATCAAACAAAGATATTTGGGAGCCATCTACTGTAAGTTATATAGTAAAAAATGAAGTTTATCTCGGTCACCTAGTATGGGGTAAACAAAAGAATACGAAACGTAACGGGAGAAGGGTAAGAAAAAATCTCCCTCCAGAATTATGGACTAGACGCGATAATGCTCACGAACCGATAGTAAGCCAGGAACTATTTGATAGAGCTAATGAAGCTCACACAGGGCGTTTGCGTGTTTCCAGAAAAGAAGGTACAACTATATCTAATCCCCTTGCTGGTATTGCTAAGTGCGGAGTATGTGACCGTACTTTAGCACAAGCCCATTCTTACGATAGACCCAATCCTCAAATAAGATGCAACAACCCTGCATGCAAGTCTATACAAAAGGGTTCACTCACTTATCTTTTTGAGGAAAAACTTATATCTAGCTTAGAAGAATTAGTAGAGCAAAGGCAAATGACACAATTAGAATTAAATAATAGTGCGGAACGAAAAAATAAAAATGAAGAACGAATACTTGCTTTAACTAATTATATTCAAAAAGCCACTACTGAGCTGAACGAACAGCACAGCATGAGAGAAACAACCTTTGAAATGTTAGAACGAAAAGTCTACACTGAGGAATTATTTTTACAACGTCATAAAATCATTTCTGATAAGATAAAACAACTTGAGTCAGAAATAGAAAAGTCTCAGGAAGAAATTGCTCAATTGAAAATTAGAATGAGGATGCAAGCTCAACTCATTCCTAAAATTCATAAGGTTATTCAAGCTTATAAATCTTTAGAGGATGCTGAACAAAAAAATAACCTCCTCAAAACAGTTATTGAGAAGGTTATGTATATTCGTAAGAAAGAATGGCTGAAGCCTGAGCAATTTGAACTTGAAGTTATCTTGCGGTTCCCTACATAG